TTACGATGCTGTTTTTATCTCGCCATGTGGTACGCAAACCCAGTCAATATGGTTCTCTGTGTAGATCTTCGTTGACTTCGCATCGCTGTGCGCCATGCGGCCTTGCGGGTCAATTCCTTGCTTATTAAAGAGGAAAGCAGAAAGCGCCCTGATCTCGTGAAAAGTGGGCCGCTGATCCTCTGGCAGGTTCGACCCCACGCCTACTTCGTCGCGCATTGCTGAAAACGAACGGCTGAGATAATCGGGAGCAACTTGTGTTGGATGCCGCACCTCTTTGCTTGTGGGATTGCTTCGCTTTAGCGGAAGACGATGCACTACATAAGGGCTAGCCACATTATCCCGGCTGCGCTCGATGATATCCCTCAGGACTGACCCGATCGGTATAGCCACGTGAGATGCTTCTTTATGCTGCACCTTCTGGCGGTGAATGTAGAGCGTGCCGAAGATTTCCCCTTGTGGCTCTGGAAACCATACGCATCCACACACGCCTTCGCCTGGCTGTTTAATGGAATAACGAATGCGCGAGACTTCAAGCCTTGCATGCGTGGTTTGCATTGCCAGATCCATGGCTGTTTGCAGCCATAACGGCGCGGCGCGGTGTATTTTGTTGAAGTCGTCCAGGGTGAGGCGGCGACGAGTTTTCGAATCGACGCGACGCATTTTTTTGCGTTCGGCAGGGTTATCCATCATAAGCGACTCATCGACCGCATAGCTGAAGAGCTTTTTAAGAAAGCTTACTTTCCTGTTCTGCACGTTCGCTGATGCTTCGCTGTGGTATTTTTTGATGTAGCCGTTAACATGCTCCAGATCAATATCGCAGGCGTAAATATCGGCGAAAAATTCTTTCACTCGCTCAATATCATTCAGCCAAACAGCCTTCGCATCTGTGCCTGGGTTCTCATCGCGAATAGCTCTATCAAGTAGCGCCTGGGCGTGTTCCGCAAACGGTCTTGCTTCGCCATTAATGCCCCCGGACTCTCGAACCAGGCTTTCAATAGATGGCATTGATTCGGGCCGCATGCGGAGGTTATATTCGCGTGCAATAGCGATCGCCACAGCCCGATCGGTACCAATATTTTTTCTCTTCCCGGTAATGAGTTGAAACCGGTATTGCCCGGTTTCTTTGTCGAAATAGAGGTAGTCGGGAAAATGTCTGTTTTCCCTTTTTCGTGGTCTGCCGGCCATCTTAATCCTCTTGAATTAGCCTGCGAACGTTTTCGCTGATCATCGAGTCAACGCCCCATTGTTCGCCAGCGCATACCCAGACCATACCGTCTACGATGCGCCCGCGCAGCAGGCCGTTTTCTACCCAGCGTTTAATCGTTCTGTTATCTGGAACCGAACCTGGAACAAACTCACGCTTCCCCCAGGCGCTCGCTTTCATTAACTTGGCCATGTGTTTTCTCCACTTTTCCGGCTGCACCCGGATCAAATCAAATGTCGTTGCTGGTGGCAGGAATCAACCGCTGCCAGATTGCTGATACGTATTTCACCTGGTGCTTCGCATCGGCCAGCGCGTTATGCAAATCGCCTTCAAAGGGAATCTCATAACGCGGGTTAAAACCAGCAGCGCGGCCTATTTCGACGATTGTGCGCACGTCCCGATCGTTCCAGAACTGCCAGGGACAATAGAAGCCGTGTCGTTCGAATGACGCCCTGATAATAACGTTGTCGAAGGTCGCTCCGTTGCCCCATACCTGTAAGCTTTTCGGCTCGCAGTTGTCCTCTATCAGCTTTATCAACCCGCCGAGAGCATTAGTGATGTGCACCCTGTTATCGCTGGTAATGGCGGCACGCGCTTCCGCGCTCTGTTTTAGCCACCATAAGATAGTGCCAGGGTCTGCCACTGCGTCACGAACCATTGAGGATTCCAGGTCCGCTACGGCATAGTATTCCGGTCCCATCACGCCAGTGGAGGGATCAAAAAGCACAGCCCCGATCGCGATGATAGGTGCAGTGGGTTTGTTGCCCATCGTTTCAAGGTCAATCATTAAGTGGTTCATCACCCCTCCTTACCCGGCGCTGGCGCGGGCGCTGCGAGCATGGCGGCGCGGCAGGCGTTCAGATAGAGCGATGCTGCGGTATGCCAGTCAGACGTTTCGGGATTCATCCCATCAATTAACCGCCAGGCTTCGGCAATTATTTCGTATGCATCAGGCACAACCGGCGCGGGCGCTGGCGCCGCGGTGCGCCGGTTCCACGCCTCGATATTTTCTGCCGTCGCTCCGCAATTTTCGCACTCAGGGCCGCTGGTTTGCTCGCTCAGCCACCCAGCCGGATCGCACGCGCCGCCACAGAACGGACACGGCAGGTTCTCGCCCGCGACAGGCTCCGCCCGTACTGCTGGCGCAACAGGCGCGGGCGGCTCGGCGTACAGTTTAATGACGCGGCGTGGGTCGGCGTGCGGAGTGATCGGGTTAACAGTAAACAGATAGCCGCAGCCGCGCTCGTTAACGTCGCGTAGCTCTTGCTCGTCAGTCCACGCAACAGGCTCCGCCCTCTCCCGCAGCGCCAGCTCAATGCTCAGCAGCACGTACCCCGGCATCCACTCGCCAACGTCAGCTACGTGCGTCACAGTTACGCTGATGAACTCGCCTGTGAACGACTCGTCATCCTTATCCCACTCGCACAGGTCGAGAGTGTCACCGACGCGGTAATCGCGGTCATTCTTGCGCAGCTCGGCGCGTTTAAGGCCAGCGCAAACGGCTGAATAGTGCTCAGGCCAAATTTTTAAATTGTGCGTAACAGGCTCTCTTATTTCGCTCACGCTTCACCCCCTTCGACCGCGCCGTTTTCTTTAGCCCATCGCAACGCGCGCCGTGCAGCAGAGCTATTTGATTTATACGTGTGCCCACAGTTTTCACATTTGCAAACAGGGGTTCCGCTCCGCGTCTGCCCTATCACCTTGACATTACGCCACTTAATGAAACTGGAGTCACGGTAGCCATCCCTTGAATACCCAGCCGAAGAAAGCCAGGCGCGCTCCCATTGCTTTAAACATTTCACGCATCGCAAACTGTGTTGGACTGTCACGCTTCACCCCCTGTCTCAAGATTGATGCCAGCCATGCGCATCTCGTCGCGCATAGCCAGGGTTACGGCCTCCAGAGCCTCTCGTTCGCGTTCCAACTCACCGACGCGCTTCTCAAGCTCCGCGACGTGACAGCGAGCGTCAATTTCGTTGTTTTCTGCTGCGCTTAACGCCTGTTCAAGCTCAGCTATGCGCTTCTCTGCGGCTTCCAGCGCTGCTATCAGGCAGAGAACAGTCTTTGGGCTTGCTTCAGCAATAAACGCTGCGTCGTCTTTCAGGCAATGCTGCGCAACTGCCTCACTACCAACGCGCACCTCGTATCCGCGCGCCCCACTATGCGGCTTATACGCAGACCAGTCGACCCAGCGTACTTTCTCAGCTGCCGCTTTCAGTTTTGCTGTGTTCATGGTCATCATGAGGCCTCCGGTGGATAGCAATCATCATCGAAATAATTCTCTGCAACACGCATGTTGAAATGGTCGACATTCATCTCAACAACCTGAAGTTTTGCTCCAACAATGCCAGTGCATCGATTGACGTAATCCCGGTTTTCCTGGTCTCCCGCTACCCATTCAATAAGGTTCTCCGCCACGCGCTTTAAGCAGCGCAAAGCGCAGTCCATATCAGTAAAATGCTGAGCGTTTGTGATACATGAGACAACATAATACGTGGTGACTTTTGGGCCATCAGCGCGGCGCTTAAGCTCTCTTTCGATAGCGTTTTTCAGGTCAGCTAATTCATGGTCATTTAGCTTTTCGACTTCTTTGCTCATGCGGCACCGCCTTGACGCAGTTGGTCGGCGAATTCAATGAGTGCACTGTTAACTGCAAGCGCACCTGTAGTTCGCTGTTCGGCCTCTTCGTAACTGATGCCATTCGTCTCCATCACACAGTCTGTGTCGAAAACTCCATCGAGCGAGTCCAGCGCAGATGTAATGGCCTGCGCTCTTACTTCGCGCAGGAATGCTTTGGTGGCAGGAGTTTCATTCAGGGCACGACAGACATCATCATTCCCTGATACGTTTTCCTCTCCGCATGCTTCGCAGACGGTAAATCCAGCAGCGTGCTGGCTGATGGCACCTTTTAGCCCCGCATTCTCCGCCGCCAACTGATCGCACTGCTTTGTCTTTTCGCGCAGCACAGCGATTAAGACGTCGAGCTGCCCGGCCATACGCTGAACAAGAGAAGCGGCTTCATGCATGCCGTTCTGCTTGCCCAAAAGCACCACCAGCTGGTGGCCTGATTTCACGAGCTCCTTCGTTTTTTCGTAATTCAATGCGTGTTCCTCCACTTAACTTTGCGCTGCACCGCGCTAAATTTTGGTTGCAGCAACCCAACCCATGCGAGATGGAGTAGGGCTGCATAAAAGGGTTATCGCTTGGCTTCGCCGCCCAGCACGGAAATCAGGTTTTCGGTAAGGGAGCTGAGCTCGCCGGTCATGAGAACGAAATCAGCGTCGAACCGCTGCGCAACGTCTTCGCGGTCGATATCATCGTTCTGTTCAAGGAGTTCGTCTGCAAACCTGAGTCGTTTAAGAACGCAAGAATCGTTCAGAGTAAAGTCGATGCGGCTCTGCCAGTTCAGCGCAAGCTCAGTAACTACCTTGCCGGCTTCCAGGTGGTTCAGTATCTCGTCGCTGGAAAGCTCCTGCTTTTTGAACCGGCCAATGCCGCCATCTTCCAGAATCGCTTTCAGCTCCGCTTCATTGCCCAGGGCAAAACTTGATGGTGCCCCGGATCCGCGCACCCACTCGGTGAGGGTAAGCTCTACAGGGGTTTCCATAGTTAGCGGTACCACCGGCAGGGAGCCCAGCGTTTTACGCAGCAGGGCCAGCGAGTCTTCTGCGCGGCGGGCACTGGATGTGTCAACCATTACCAGTGCGGCGCTGAGGTTTAACCAGATGCGGATCGTGCTGCTACGGGTAAAAGCTCGCGGCAGCAGGGAGTGAAGCACTTCATCGCGCAGCGAGTCCTTCTCTGTTTTTTTGAGGTGACGGCCCTGATCCGCTTCCAGCTTAGAAACCTTATTGTTCAGCTCCTCAGCGATTACCGTATTAGGAAGAATTTTTTCTTCGCGACGAATAACGAGCAGCAGTTGGTCATTAACCAGATGGAAAAGCTGATCGGAATGCTGGCCCAGCGGCGGCATCCAGCCGGAGCGCGCCATATCCTGGCTGCCACACGGCTTAAAGCGGAAAGCCTCAAGCTGGCGTGCCAGCTCATCTGTATTGCCGTCACGGATGATCACCACGTCGCGGCTAAGGCGGTAGATGATGAGGTTTTTGAAGAACGGGTTAAACATTGTTCTCTCCTTAAGAGGGGAGGCGGCCACCTGCACGGGCCGCCTGGTAGTTTCTCCACACAACACAGAAGAGCACCTGCGGTTAGGAAGCCGCCCGGGTGGATTGGGTTATGAACCCGTCGCCCGGCGATGCTCTTGTGTGTTGCGTAAAAAATTGCGGCGTCCTCGCGGAAAATAAGAAAGGCTCAGACGCCGCCAACTACTGCCTACTACCACGCTTGCTGCTTTTTTTGGTTGTGACACCAGGGCGCTACCCCTGCTTATTTCCTGCCGCTCTGTTTTGGTCTTGGCCGCCAGTAGTTGCGGCTCAGCCGATTTACAGGTCTTTGCGTCGGCCGGCGCTGCAGTTCGCTTGAACACATCACAACGGAGAGAGCACTGCCGGTGTCCGAATCGAACGGACCTTTTCCCTGCCCAACCCTCCCAACTGAATGGGACTGTCTGGAATCGAACCAGCTCTTATGCCTTGCTCGGCAGTGCTCTTTCCGTTGTGCGCCTGTCTTTTCACCACATCAGGCTCGGTGGATCCTGCTATTCCCCAACAACAAGGATTCGGTTAATCTGAAATCCCCAACACATTGATAGTGATAACTCATGAAGCGCTCAGATGTTTTAACCCAGTGCCTGATTAATACCGGCTGCGGACTTTCAGAAGCTGATATCCGACACGGCATTCGGACTACCTTCGCCGAAGAGTACCCAGATAAAAATTACGATTCCTGGGACATTGAAATCAGCGATCAGACCGCAAATCACATCATTAAAACCGTAGGTCGAGCCATGTGGATAAAGGTCGATCTATTTATCCAGGACCTCTGGGACGCCTACTGATTCCAAAGGGACAGAGCCAATCCCTCTAAATCCGGTAGCCAGAGTGCGACCACTTTTGTTGGCTTCAGACTCCAGCGAAGTTTTATCTTTCTCCATCGCCTCAACCACACCACCCATAAACATCAGGTAATCGGCTGTTACCGCTGATTCTGTGTTTAAGGTCTGCGTCAGAGCCCCGTTAACAAAAAGCTCAATCCTGTTTCCTGCGTGAGCATTAGGCCTGGCCTCTAACGCGCTAAATTCCTCACGCGGTAGGTTGAACGTCTTGAAAACCTTTTCTTTGTCAAATTGCATACTGAACCTCGAGTGGCTACTTCGTGGGCGTCCTGCCTGTTCGTTAATAACAACTTTAAGGTGTAATTTAGTTGTGAGGGCTACGCTTGTCAACAACTTTATGTGGTTTGATTGACGTTGTGGTTGATGCAAGGATGAGCAAAAAAGAAGAAGGAGGTTTTATGGAAGAGAAGCAGCAAGTTTTTAACTACACGCGCAACAGAGATAAGCTATTTGCAAACCTTATATCCATCATCGATGGTATTCTTTCGGATGGAAACTTGACGGATCAAGAGATTATCTACCTTGATACTTGGTTGTTAGAGGCCGACCAACTTATCGGGAATGGAATAATTAAGAGCCTGCGAATAAGAATTGCGAGCATCCTAGACGATGGAGTAATTACCGCAGAAGAAAGAGAAGAACTCAAACAATACCTTCATGAAGTACAATCTGAAATTTTAGATATTCCAGAGATAGATTTTTATTCTACAGAGTCAGATCTGCATCTTTTGAATGGATTATGTAAGGGGTTAATTTCTGACAGAGTTTTAAGCCAGGAAGAGATCAAATACCTTGACTGGTGGTTAACGCAGAATGGGGCACTCAAAGCAAACTATCCAGGAAAGGAGCTTTATCGCTTAGTAAAGGATATTTTAAGTGATGGCGAAATTACTATCCAGGAAAGCGAAGTTCTGCATAAAGCGCTTATTGATTTTACCGGTTGCGATCTTGATAGCGGAACTGTTGATGGTTTGGCAACAAGACTTCCCGTAGATGATATTGCTGATGTGAAAGTTAGCGGGAAAGCATTTTGCCTTACAGGCATATTCTTAGCAGGAAAAAGATCAGCAATAGAAGATTTAATCCAAAAACAAGGCGGAACTATCAGTAGTGGAGTTACTAAAAAAATAGATTACCTTGTCATAGGGACGCTGTCTTCACGTGACTGGCGTTTCTCCAGTCACGGAAGGAAAATTGAAAAAGCAGTTACATACCGAGATGATGGTGCTCAGATAAAAATCATCACGGAAGAAATGCTTATTGAAGCTTTACCATGAGCGAGAGGACCAAAACACACGGCCGATAACATGAATCCGTGCCAGTTTCTCTTCATAGGTGAGTACTTCATCAGGGTACTCATCTTTATTAAAACTTCTTAAAATTAAACCACCATCTGGCCGATTAATAAGTATTTTTACTCTTAATAATACGCCATCCCTTAAAGCATATAAATCACCGTCTCTAATTGGACTCGTCTGGCTCAGGTCTACAGCGACCTTATCTCCATTAGTCAGCACGGGATACAAGCTGCTTCCAAGAATATTCACGATTCTTGCACTCGAAGCGCTAACACCTGCTCGCCTAAGCTCATCTCTTCTGAGAGGATATGTAGAAAGTTCAGATTCAACGATTTCGGCTTCGCAGCCATTCCCTGCCGATAATTCAATATCCAAAATAGGAATTTCCGTAAAAAGATCAGGATCAGCTGAAGTACTTTCCCATTCCTTAACAATCATTTCTGAATAGGAACCATTAGCGTCAATATCGCCATATTGCAACCAATTAGCAGTGACTCCCAGTGCAAGAGCCAACTGTTTAATTTTTCTCGGCTGCTCCGTCACGCCATTTTCAATTTTGGCTATGGACTGTTGAGTCAGGCCAACCTGTTCAGCTAACTGAAGCTGGCTGAGCCCTGCCTTTTCCCGCGCTTTTTTTAGCCGTTCAGCAAGTGTACCCACAACTCCCCCTTTTGTTATGGCGAGACTACAACTTTATGTTTTGACTTTCCAACACCTAAAAGTTGTGATAAAAGTTGTGGTAGTTGTACAATCATCCTATCTCACAACTTTCAACCATAGGTAAAGGGGACCGTTATGACGCCTGAACAAAGCGCGTTAACTGAGGCTATTGAGATTGCTGGTGGTCAGTCTGAGTTAGCCAGAAAAATTTCTTTAGAGGCCGGCGGCCTAGTTAAGCAACAGCAAGTATGGAACTGGCTACACCGTGAAAAGAAAGCACCCATTAAGCACACCGTATCTATCGAGAAGTTAACTGGGGTTCCTAAAGAAAAGCTCCGTCCTGATGTGTTTCGTTAATTAAATAGCGAGACGGTGAAGAGTTAAACCACAGATTCAAGGAGTTAACCGTGGGTAATGAGCACTGGCAAGTAGAGAAGCAACCAGCCTGGCTGGTGGCAGCAATAAAGAAAACCATTTCAGGCCTTCATGGTGGATATGCGGAAGCCGCTGACTGGCTGGGTGTTACCGAAGATGCACTGTTTAACCGCCTGCGTACCGGTGGCGACCAGATTTTCCCGATGGGATGGGCGATGGTTCTGCAGCAGGCCAGTGGTACTAAGCACATCGCTGATGCGGTATCTCGCCATTCGAACAGCGTTAACGTACCGCTAGTGGATATCGAGGATGTCGACAACGCCGACATCAATCAGCGACTGATGGAGTCCATCGAGTGGATTGGCAAGCATTCGACATACATCCGCAAAGCAACAGCTGATGGGGTAATTGACCAGGCAGAACGCGCACAGATTGAAGAGAACAGTTACCAGGTAATGCAGAAGTGGCAGGAGCACTTAACGCTGCTGTATCGCGTTTTCTGTTCGCCGGAAAAGAGTGACGCCCGCGAGTGTGCAGCTCCGGGCGCCGTGGCGTGTCGTATCAGTGGAGAAACTAACGCATGAACAGTTTAACGGTAAATAACCGCTTACCGCAACTACGGGCCATTCCTGTGCAGGGTACCTCGTCGTTTCGGTATGAGCGCATGGTATCAGGCCGATGGGTTCCGTGTAACCACAGTCGAGTACGCCTCATCGTGGGGGCATTCAACCGCAAAGCGAAGAACCTCGTATGCAGGAGCTCAACAGACGATACCGCGACTGGCGGGGAACTGAAGTCCATGTCACCGGTTACGACCCCGAAAAGCGACAGGTTATCTTCCGGCGCGCGGGTTACCCGCACGACTGCATGCAGCCTGTTGAGCGGTTCCGCGAGAAGTTCAAAAGGGTGGATACATGAGCGTTAAGTTATCAGCGTACGTGTGGGATGGCTGCGCGAGTGCCGGAATCAAGGGCACGAAGCTGCTGATCCTGGCGCGCCTGGCTGATTTCTCCAGCGATGAAGGTATCAGCTGGCCCAGCGTCGACACCATCGCGCGCCAGATTGGCGCCGGTCGCAGCACCGTAATTACCGCAGTTGGTGAGCTTGAGCGTGACGGATGGCTGACCCGTAAAGAACGCCGTCAGGGCCAGCGCAGTGGTACCAACATCTACACGCTGAACGTGCCGCGCCTGCGCCAGGCGGCTGCCGGTGCTTATTCTCAGGGTCCAGTTTCTGAACATTCAGAATCTGGACGTTCAGAATCCGAAGGTTCAGAAGCTGGACGTCCAGAATCTGAACGTCCGGAAAACCGCAAAAACCGGGCTTCTCAGGGTCCAGAATCTGGACACGATCCGTCAGTAAATTCAAAACAAGAACCATCAGATAAACAACCTTCTTGTCAGGTTGCCCGGCAACCCGACGCTGAGCAGCTGATCACCGATAAAGCGATTGCTGTGCTGAAGCACCTGAATCTGGTCACCGGCGCGCGTTACCAGAACTCGAAATCCTCACTGGAGAATATCCGGGCCCGGCTGCGCGAAGGTCATTCGGTGGACGACCTGCAGCTCGTTGTCGACTACAAACACGAGCACTGGCACGACACGGAAATGTACGACTACATGCGCCCGCAGACGCTGTTCGTTCCGAGCAAGCTTGAAGGCTACCTGCTGAGCGCTACCCGCTGGAAAGAGCGCGGACGCCCGCCCCGCCAGCAGTGGAAGCAGCGCAGTGTGCAGCGCGACGACAGCGCATTTAAAGCCAGCTATGCCGGTGTTGATTACAGCCAGGTCCCGGAGGGGTTCAGATCATGAAAAACGAGAAGCTGAAACACGAAGTTTTTGAAGAGCTGGCCTGCCAGCTGGAAAGACAGAATCTGTGGCGCCGCGCCGCGCATGTTTACCTGGCTGCATTCGATGCCTCGAAGAGTAACCGGGACCGCGAACGGCTGGCTAAGAAGCGCACCCAGTGCCTGAAGATGAGCAACCGCGTTGGTTACGTGGAAGGCCGTTGCTATCTGGCCGGTAATTATGTGGGGGAACTGTGATGCACCCGTTGAATGCTTACAGCCAGGCGCTGGCAGCGCTGCGCAGCAAACCGGCTCACGAACTTAAAGAAGTCGGGGATCAGTGGCGCACTCCGGACAATATTTTCTGGGGCATCAACGCCATGTTCGGCCCGCTCGTACTGGACCTGTTCTCTGATGGTGAGAACGCCAAATGTGAGGCTTATTACACCGCGGAAGATAACGCGCTGACGCAGGACTGGTCGGCGCGTCTGGCCGAACTCAACGGCGCCGCGTTCGGCAACCCGCCGTATAGCCGCGCGTCCCGGCATGACGGAGATTACATCACCGGCATGCGCTACATCATGCAGCACGCCAGTGCGATGCGGGAAAAAGGCGGGCGGTACGTCTTTTTGATTAAGGCGGCCACCAGCGAGGTCTGGTGGCCGGAAGACGCGGATCACATCGCCTTTATCCGTGGCCGTATCGGTTTCGATCTTCCGTCCTGGTTCGTCCCTAAAGACGAAAAGCAGATCCCGTCCGGTGCGTTCTTCGCTGGTGCGGTGGTGGTATTCGATAAGACCTGGCGCGGCCCGGCGATGAGTTACATCAGCCGCAACGAGCTGGAAGCACGCGGCGACGCGTTTCTTGCTCAGATTCGCCGCGAGGCGGAGCGCATGTTAGCCAGCGGTCAGCCTGTATCTGTTGGACCGCAGGAGCAGGCTGCATGAAAAACAACTCTCAACGCTTAACCGTCCGCCAGCAGGAGGTGCTGGCGCTTATTCAGGCTTTCCAGAACCAGCATGGCTATCCGCCGACCCGTAAAGAGGTGGCCCAGTTAATGGGGGCCACCTCCCCGAACGCTGCAGGCGACATGCTGCGCTCACTCCAGCGTCGCGGCGCAATCAGTGTAGATCCGGGCGTGGCGCGCGGCATAACCATCAACGGCCAGAGCGCTGAGGAAGAAGCCGTAGCGCTTCTGCGCTCCATGGTGCTTGGAGAAGAGCAAGCCTGGGAGAAGTCATTCGCGTTTCTCAAATCGCGCGGGGTTTCTGTATGAAGCTGACCCTGCCTTTTCCCCCGAGCGTTAACACCTACTGGCGCGCCCCGAATAAAGGGCCGCTGGCTGGTCGCCATCTCATCAGTGCCAAAGGGCGGGCTTATCAGAGTGAAGCATGCGCGGCGATTATCGAGCAGCTTCGCAAACTGCCTAAACCCAGCAGCGCGCCGGCGGCAGTGGAGATTTTTCTTTTCCCGCCTGACGCCCGGCGCCGCGATATCGACAACTACAACAAAGCGCTGTTCGATGCGCTGACCCACGCGGGTATCTGGGAGGACGACAGCCAGATAAAGAGAATGCTGGTGGAGTGGGGACCGGTAACACCGAAAGGGAAAGTCGAAATCACGATCAGTAAATACGAACCGGCGGTTGCAGCCGCCTGACTAAGTGGATAAACGCATGAATCAGTTAATGGTAATCGATGGTGTGACCGTTCGCCGTGATCCGGAGGGGCGCTACTGCCTCAACGATTTGCATCGTGCTGCTGGTGGCGAGCGGCGTCATGAGCCAACGCTCTGGCGCAACCTCCAGCAGACCGGTGAACTGGTGCATTTACTGAGCGATACAGGAATCCCTGTATCGGTAATCAAGGGTGGCGCAGGTCAGGGGACGTTTGTTTGCAAGGAGCTGGTTTACTCCTATGCGATGTGGATTAGCCCCGAGTTTAACCTGAAGGTGATCCGGACGTTTGACGCTGCCGTAAGCCAGCAGGCAATCAGCCAGGCAGCTGACAAAATGCAGGCGGGCGTGATCCTTCTCGATTTCATGCAGCGCTCGCTGAATCTTTCTAATTCCTCGGTGCTCGGTGCGTGCCAGAAACTCCAGGAGGCTGCAGGCCTGCCGAACCTTGCACCGCAGTACGCCATCGATGCGCCAGTGGATGCGATGGACGGCAGCAGCCGCCCCACGCAGTCACTCAGCGCGCTGTTGAAGGCTAACGGTATCCGGCTGACCGCCAATCAGGTTTACCACCAGCTGGCGAAGCTGGGCATTGTGGAGCAGAAGACGCGCCGGAGCCGTTCCGGTGTTAACGGCATTAAGAAATTCTGGTCGCTGACGGCGAAAGGGTGCATGTACGGCAAGAACATCACCAGCCCGGCGAACCCGCGCGAGACGCAGCCGCATTTCTTTGAATCACGGGCGCCGGAGCTGTTCCGCCTGCTCGAAACAGTGCATTAAGGGGAGAACGTGAGAGCTTTACTTACTCCCGAAATTGCGCGCGGCATGGGGATCGTGCTGCTGCGCCCGGGCGCTGACCTGATGCCTATCTTCACCTCCGGCCGCGTGCTGGTGGAGCTTCCGCCCGCCAGCATGGCGCACCTGGCAACCGGGGCGCTGCCGCCCGCACGGCAGCCGCTGGCGGAAGATACCGCGCTGGCGGGCTTCTTCAGCCATGAAGATGTGATCCGCGTAGCTGGTGGTGTGCCGTCACTTGAGCGATGGCTGATGAACCAGGAGGGCGGCTGCCAGTACCCGCACAGCGATTACCACCATCAGGAACTTAAGACGTTTCGCCATGCGCCCGGCGCGATCCGAGTGTGCTGGCACTGCGATAACGTGCTGAGCGGCCAGCATACGCAACGGCTTGCAGAAATGGCCCGGGTTAATGTGGTAGCCTGGGTTATAGCGATGGCCCGCGGCGCGCTTGGATTCGATGACTCGCATGAGCTTACGCTGCCGGAACTGTGCTGGTGGGCGCTACGCGAGGAAGTAACTCACGCGCTGCCGGACAGCATCACCCGCCGCGCACTGCGGCTGCCGGCGGAGCCCATTCATTCGGTAACACGCGAAAGCGATATCGTGCCGTCGGCACCGGTCACGGAAATTCTCAGAGCAAAAACAGGGCGTGCTGGCGCCGCGGCGAAGTGCAGGAGCAACGAAGAAGTGCTGGCGGAGCAGCCGCCGCAGCTGCTGGCGCTGAAGGTTGACCCGGAATCGCCGGAAAGCTACATGCTTCGACCTAAGCGCCGCAGATGGGAAAACGAGAAGTACACCCGCTGGGTGAAAGCGCAGCAATGCGCATGCTGCAACCAGCAGGCAGACGACCCCCACCACCTGATCGGCCACGGGCAGGGTGGAATGGGTACCAAAGCCCATGACCTCTTTGTGTTGCCTTTGTGCAGAAAGCATCACGACGAGCTTCACCGGGACCCCGTGGCATTCGAAGAAAAATACGGCTCTCAGCTTGAGCTGATTTTTCGTTTTTTAGACAGGGCGCTGGCAATCGGCGTTCTGGCGTAGTGGAGTGGAGACCACCGCATGAACTTAGATAGCATCGTTAAATTTTTCGCCCCGAAAGGGATGCACATTTCCGACAGCCCGCGCGCTACAGCAAGCGAGCAGTTAACCGTCACGGATGTTATGGCCGCGCTGGGTATGACTCAGGCCGAGGCGGGCATAGGCCTGGCTATGTTCCTGGGTAAAGCCGCTGTAAGCCAGCAGGACCGGGAAGCGGCAATCTCCTGGCTCGCCGAGTACGCCAAAGAAAAAGCCCCGCTGGCGCTACGCCGCGCCGCCGGGAAGAAATTCCCCCTCTGCATGCGCGTCCTCGCGACGTTCGCCTATAACGACTACGCCTCATCAGCTGCTGATTCCTATGAGTGTCCAAAGTGCAGCGGCAAGGGGCTGGTAACCAAAACTACCACGGTGACGAAAAGCCATTACACGATGCGTCTGCCGCAGTGGGCTAAAGATCTGCGGCAATCACCGTCGGACTTCGAAAAATTCCGCCAGGTAACAGACGTTGACCACCAGCTATGCGGCAAGTGCAAGGGCAGCGGGAAAATCAGCAAGCGCTGCCAGTGCGGCGGTACCGGGAAAACCCTCGACAGGAAAGAGACCGAATTTCAGGGCGTGCCGGTTTATAAGGAATGCAAACGCTGTGAAGGAAGGGGCTACAGCAGGCCGAAATCCTCAGTTGCTTATCGTGGCATCCTTGCTCAGTTGCCTGCGCTGCCAGAGCGCACATGGCGCTATAACTGGAAGCCGTTCTATGAGCGTCTGGTCACCAAATGCTTTGAAGAGGAAACCTACAGCGATACACAGCTTAAACGTGTAACCAATAATGGTATTTTGATATAAATCACAACATTTAGCATCACGATGCTTGCAATGTTTGCCGTTTTTGCTTAGATTTGACATTAACGATGGGCATTGTATATCCACCGTTCAAAACCCGCTTGCGCCCGTAGCGGGTTTTTCTTTTGGGTCAGTCGTATAAAGGTTATTACGGCAGGCTGTTAACCTGCTTATCGTGGTTCGATTCCACGCTGTCCCGCCAAATTCAGCCGGTTTAGCTCGAATGGTAGAGCAGTCGCCTTGTAAGCGAACGGGTAGAGGTTCAAATCCTTTAACCGGCACCATATGCAGCACGCAAACCTACTCGAAAGAGAACACCGATTCGCCCGCCATCGCAGCGGGCTTTTTTGTGCCTGAAATAATCGGCTCAGACAGAGAGCCGAATATCACAAGGAATCGGCTCACTTATTTATGGCTCGCTTCGGCGGGCCTTTTTCTTTTCCCCTCTTTGGAGAGGATACACAGCTATAGAGGGGGGCTACATGTCCGATCCGGTTTCGGGAACTGTCGCGGCAGGTGCTGCGCTTACTGGTGCAAGCATCTATGGACTGCTGACCGGCACAGATTATGGCGTAATTTTTGGCGCGTTTGCCGGTGCTGTCTTTTATGTTGCCACCGCGGCAGACCTGACCCTGATCCGGCGCGCCGCCTATTTTGTTGTTTCGTACATCGCTGGCGTTTACGGTGCGGGGCTGGTGGGCTCCAAGCTTGCCAGCTGGACGGAATACAGCGACAAGCCGCTTGATGCACTGGGGGCCGTTATCCTCTCTGCGCTGACGATTAAAATCCTGACGTTCGCCAGCCAGCAAGACCCCGCGCAGTGGTTCCAGCGGTGGAGAGGGGGAGCCAATGGTAATAAGTGATCCGCTGGTACTGACCAACGTGGCGACGTGCTCGGCCATTGTTTTGAGGCTGATGCTGTTCCGCAAGCCCGGTGCACGTCATCGCTGGTGGGCATCGTGGCTGGCATACCTGATTATTCTGGCCTATGCCTCGGTGCCGTTCCGCTACGCCTTCGACTTTTACGTCCACACACACTGGGCGTCGGTCATCATCAACTTAATCATCTGCGCCGCCGTGTTCCGTGCCCGGGGCAACGTGGCGCGCCTTTTCCATGTACTGAGGCCTGAATGAACCAACAACAATTTCAGAGGGCGGCTGGTTTAAGCGCCAGCTTGGCTGCGCGCTGGTTCCCGCACATTAATGCGGCGATGCGCGAGTACGGCATCACTGCACCGGTCGATCAGGCAATGTTCATTGCGCAGGTCGGCCATGAAAGCACTGGCTTTACCAGGCTGGTGGAGAGCTTCAACTACAGCATCGCAGCGCTTAATGATTTTGTCCGGGCTGGCCGGTTAACTCAGGATCAGGCCAACACGCTGGGCCGCCGCACGTATGAAAAGGTGCTGCCCCTTGAACGCCAGCGCGCGATCGCCAATCTGGTTTACAGCAAGCGCCTCGGTAATAACGCCCCGGGTGATGGCTGGAAATATCGCGGACGCGGGCTCATCCAGATCACCGGGCTCGAGAATTACCGCGATTGCGGCGCCGCGCTGAAACTCGACCTTGTGAGCTCGCCGGAACTGCTTTCCGAAGACACCAGCGCAGCGCGATCTGCAGCATGGTTCTATACCAGCAAAGGCTGTCTGAAATATCCGGGCAATTTGCTGCGCGTCACGCAGATCATTAACGGTGGGCAGAACGGTCTGGAAGACAGACAGGCCCGCTATGCGGCAGCGCGCCGGGTGCTCTGATGGCTGCGCTATGGGGCTTTGTCCGGGCATGGTGGAAGCCGCTACTCTTCCTGGCCGCTGTGGGATTTGCGCTTTATTACCGGGCCTCGCTCACAAAAGCTGAGGCATCTTTAACCGAAGTTAATCGTGAATTAAAACTGGCTAAAGATGACATTGAGGATATGCAGCGCCGTCAGCGGGATGTGGCTACTCTAGATGCCAAATACACGAAGGACTTAGCGGATGCTCAGAAAAATATTGCTCAGCTTGAGCGCGATGTGGCTGCTGGCCGTAAGCGGCTGCAGCTCAACGCCACCTGTTCCGCGCAGGGAGCGCCCGGCACCACCCGCGTGGATGATGGAGCCAGCCCCCGACTTACTGACGCCGCTGAACGGGATTATTTCACCCTCAGGGAGCGGATCGAGACCGTGACCAGGCAGTTGAGCGGATTGCAGGCTTATGTTCGGGAGCAGTGCTTAAGATAAAAAAAAGCCCCATGGCTGGGGCTACAACAGGAGATCCTGCTTTTTGGTTATTCGACTAATTGCAAAAGCAGTTTTGGCCTTGTTTCCATGATGTTGCACTGATTTCATGTTTTGCGAGGATGAGATTTATAGCACTCACACATGAAGGTTCAGCAATGCTTATACGTAGGAGCCACTCTACTAACAAGCTGGTAATAAGTGTTGTCTATATATTTCATATAACAAGCGACAGTTAGTGTTCTAAGAGTTATCTGAACAAACCTGTACGTTAAATTGATACTAATACGTATATATCCTTTTGAGATGCTGGGGTGTGAATTCAATTAAATTTTATTATCAATATGAAACAAAACCGGAGAGGCCGAAAACTGTTGCTCAGATTGATAAGCTGCGCAATCACCTCGGCATACCAGCACTGATTAACGTTGAACAGCTTCTGAATAAATAAAAACCTTTAACTTTAGCAGTCATGAACATGAAGCCACCCGTTTTGCTGGTGGCTTTTTTATTGGAGCTACCACTATGCCATCCGCTATCCCTCGAGCTTGCCGCAAGCGCGGATGTCCCGGCACTACTACAGACCGTTCGGGTTATTGCGAGGCTCACCGTAATGAAGGCTGGCAGCAGCACCAGCGAGGGCTGAGCCGCCACCAGCGCGGCTACGGCAGTAAGTGGGACGTCATCCGCGCCCGTATCCTTAAACGTGACAGGCACATCTGCCAGGAGTGTCTGAGGAACGGCAGGCCAGTCCCTGCAGCTACGGTTGACCACATCAAACCCAAAGCACATGGCGGCACCGATGAGGATCGGAATCTGGAGTCTCTTTGTTACTCCTGCCACTACCGTAAGACAGCTAAGGAACGGCTGAACCGCCAGTAATCAATAGGTAAATTAAAATGACTGAGTCGTTAAATGATGCAGGGCTGCCGCATGCCTGTCTCAAAGACATCCCCGGCTACCCAGGGTATCAGGCTAGCGATGATGGATTTATTTACTCGCTTCGCTCAGGCAAGGCTCGGCAGCTCTCAATGCGTCTACATAACGGCTACTGGCATGTGAATGTTAATACTGGCTTCAGCCGAGCGACGAAAGTTAAAAAGCAAGTGCATCAGTTGGTGTTGTTTGCATTCGCCGGAGTTAAACCATCGGACATGCATGTCACTCGTCATCTTGATGGCAACCCGCTAAATAACAACAGGTCGAATCTTGCATGGGGAACACCCAAAGAGAACGCCGCCGATAGTCTTAACCACGGCACAGCAGTATGCCTCAGGAGAGGGCAGGGCGCCTCGGCCACAAAATTAGCACCAGCGACCATCATAAGCATTGAGCGAGACGCTAAGTCTGGAATGAAACTGGTCGATGTTGCAAAGCGCTATGGCATCACACATACGCACGTACGCCGCATCAGGGATCATGAATGCCACCTTGACATGTGGCCAAGGGGATAGGGCGGGTGAAAACTTCAGGGCCTTAGGCCTAAAGGACCGCCGCCTAACCCTTTTTCACACCGCCGCAGGTTAGAAAACTTTTTTATGGGGTCCCCCACTCGATGATTAATAGGAGTTTTCGATTATGTCCGGACCACCGAAAACCCCGACCCATCTGCGTTTGGTGAGGGGTAACCCATCAAAACGCCCGATCAATAAAAACGAGCCACAACCCCCTGCAGGGGTACCCCCAACTCCTAAGCATTTCGACAAACAGGCGAAGTACTGGTTTAAGCGAATGGCCGAAGAGCTGGATGCCGTTGGCGTCATTTCCCAGCTGGACGCCCGCGCGCTCGAATTACTGGTTGAGGCTTATACCGAGTACCGCCACCACTGCGATACGCTGGAAATCGAGGGGTATACATACCGCACTGAAACGCAGACGGGGGATGTGCTGATTAAGGCGCATCCGGCAGCAATGATGAAGGCAGATGCCTGGAAGCGGCTGCGCGCCATGCTGGCTGAGTTCGGGATGACGCCAGCCAGTCGGTCAAAAGTCAGCGCCAAGACGCCGGACGCGGTTGATCCGCTGGCTGAGTTCATGAAAGCGAGGGATTAATGGCTAAGGTTGCCGATGGTATCCGCTACGCCGAACGCGTCGTGGCGGGGGAGATTATTGCCTGTGAATACGTCCGGCTGGCCTGCCAGCGTTTTCTGGACGATCTGCAAAACGGCGAGGCGCGGGGTATTTTCTTCAGCGAGCCCCGCGCCCAGCACATTCTGAATTTTTATAAGTTCATCCCGCATGTGAAAGGCGCTCAGGCCGGGCAGCCGATCGCCCTGATGGACTGGCATGTTTTCATCCTTATCAATATTTACGGTTTCGTTATTCCGCTGGTGGATGAAGAAACCCACAAGGTGGTGCTGCGGAATGATGGCAGCGGCCGCCCGGTAATGGTGCGGCGGTTCCGTACTGCTTACAACGAGGTGGCGCGTAAGAACGCCAAATCCACACTCTCTTCCGGGGTTGGCCTGTACATGACGGGCGCGGATGGCGAAGGTGGGGCCGAGGTCTACTCTGCGGCCACAACCCGCGATCAGGCGCGCATCGTTTTCGAAGATGCCAAAAATATGGTGAAAAAAGCGAAACCGACGCTTGGGCGCCTGTTCGAGTTCAACAAGCTGGCTATCTATCAGGAGCAAAGTGCCTCTAAATTTGAGCCGCTTTCCAGTGACGCTAACAACCTGGACGGCCTGAATATTCACTGCGGCATTGTTGACGAGCTGCACGCTCATAAAACCCGTGACGTATGGGACGTTCTGGAGACGGCGACCGGTGCGCGCCTGCAGTCCCTGCTGTTTGGTATCACCACTGCGGGCTTTAACAAAGAAGGCATCTGCTACGAGTTGCGCGATTACGCCATTAAGGTGCTACGCGGTTTTAACAGTGAGGTGGAAGGTGCCGTTAAGGACGATACCTTTTTCGCCATCATCTACACGCTGGACGACGGCGACGATCCGTTCGACGAAACGGTCTGGCAAAAGGCGAATCCCGGACTGGGGATCTGCAAGCGCTGGGACGATTTACGCCGCCTTGCGAAGAAAGCAAAAGAGCAGGTATCAGCACGCGTTAATTTCTTCACTAAACATATGAATATCTGGGTGACGGCGGAGTCCTCCTGGATGGACATGCTGAAGTGGGAAAAATGCGAATTTATCGCGCCGGCGCATGAGCTGAAAACTTACCCGCTGTGGGTCGGCGTCGACCTGGCGAACAAAATTGATATCTGTGCTGCGGTAAAAGCCTGGCGATCGCCTGATGGTCACGTTCACGCCGACTTTAAATTCTGGCTGCCCGAGGGGCGGCTGGAAAAATGTTCGCGGCAGATGGCCGAGCTCTACCGGAAATGGGCTGAGCTCGACAAACTTATCCTGACGGATGGCGACGTTATCGATCATGCGCAGATCAAAGAAGAGCTGCAGCAGTGGGTCAGCGGGGAAAGTCTAAAAGAAATAGGCTTCGATCCGTGGAGCGCGACGCAGTTCAGTCTGGCGCTTGCTGAAGAGGGTTTACCCCTTGTGGAAGTGCCGCAGACGGTGCGCAATTTCTCCGAGGCCATGAAAGAGGTTGAGGCGCTGGTTTACGGCGGCCGGTTTCACCACAGCAATCACCCCGTGATGAACTGGATGATGTCGAACGTCACGGTGAAGCCGGATCGTAACGACAACATCTTTCCCAACAAATCGACACCTGAGGCCAAGATTGATGGTCCGGCTGCGCTGTTCACCGCGATGAGTCGTCTGCTCGTTAACGGTGGCAATGACCAGCAGGATCTGAGCGGCTTCTTTGATAATCCCATCATGGTAGGTTTCTGATGAAGAAAAATAAGCAGCCAGGCAGGGTGAAAAGCGCCCTGCTTAACTGGCTGGGCGTCCCCATCAGCCTGACCAACGGGACGTTCTGGCAGGAATGGTACGGTACGAGCAGCAGCGGGAAGGTGGTCACCGCGGATAAGGCTATCCAGCTGTCAGCAGTCTGGGCCTGCGTCCGGCTGCTGAGCGAGTCAATATCAACGCTACCGCTGAAGATTTACGAGCGGCAGCCTGACGGCTCGCGCAGGCTGGCCCAACAGAATCAGGTTTACCAGGTACTTTGTCGCCGTCCGAATCTGGAGATGACACCATCGCGGTTTATGCTGATGCTGGTGGCGAGTATCTGTCTTCGTGGAAACGCCTTCGTGGAGAAGCTGTTTATCGGCAACAAACTGGTCTCGCTGGTGCCGTTGCTTCCCCAGAACATGGTGGTTAAACGCCTCGATACCGGCCGGCTTGAGTACACTTACACCGAGAACGGTACGGCGCGTGTCATTGCGGAAAAGAACCTGATGCACATTCGCGGCTTCGGTCTTGACGGAGTCTGCGGCATGATGCCGCTGAGTTCCGGGCGCGATGTGATCGGTGCCGCAATGGCGGTCGAAGAGTCGGCTGCCAAAATATTTGAGAACGGTCTGCAGAGTTCGGGTTTTCTCTCAGCAGATATGCCGCTGGATAAAGAGCAACGCGAACGGCTGCGCAGCTACATGGCACAGTTCACCAGTTCAAAGAATGCCGGGAAAATCATGGTGCTTGAAGGCGGTCTGAAATATCAGAACGTCACGATGAATCCGGAAGCGGCCCAGATGCTGGAGACGCGCTCTTTTGGCATTGAGGAAATCTGCCGCTGGTTCCGCGTGCCGCCGTTTATGGTCGGGCATACCTCTAAGCAGAGCAGCTGGGCATCAAGCCTGGAGGGGATGAACCTGCAGTTTCTGACCCATACGCTGCGCCCGTTGCTGGTCAATATTGAGCAGGAGATTTCCCGCTGTCTGCTGAACGGTGAAGAGGACATCTTTGCAGAGTTTTCTGTCGAGGGCCTGCTTCGTGCCGACAGCGCAGGACGCGCTGCCTACTATACCAGCGCGCTGCAGAACGGCTGGATGTCACGCAACGATGTGCGCCGGCTGGAAAATCTGCCTCCCATTGAGGGTGGTGATATTTACACGGTGCAGCTGAACCTGACGCCGCTGGAGGACCTCAAAAAGAATAGCCCGGCAGCGCAGGCCGCCGCGCTTCGTCAGCTTCACAGTCACGTTTTCCCCGACATTCCCTTCGAACAGTCCCCGCTGAAACAGGCGGCTTAGGAGCATCCATGACCATTAAAAGCCTTCCGGCGGCGCCGGAAGGGCGACCTTTTGCGCGCGAAAAACCAGACCTTCCCGCTGCGGCAATGGAGCGCTGGAACGGGAGCATTCGTGCGGCGCGCGACAGCGATAACAGTATCTCGATTTTTGACGTGATCGGCGCAGATTACTGGGGCGAGGGCGTCACCGCGAGCCGTATCGCCGGTGCGCTTCGTTCGCTTAATGGCGCAGACGTTACGGTCAACATCAACAGCCCTGGCGGCGACATGTTCGAAGGGCTGGCGATTTACAACCTGCTTCGTGAGTACGACGGCAAAGTCACCGTGAAAGTGCTGGGGCTGGCGGCCTCTGCGGCGTCGATTATCGCAATGGCAGGCGATGAAGTGCAGATAGGCCGCGGCGCGTTCCTCATGATCCACAACTGCTGGGTCTGTGCGATGGGCAACCGCCACGACCTGGCGCAGATTGCCACTGACATGGCGCCGTTTGATAAAGCCATGAGCGATATCTACCAGGCGCGCAGCGGCCTCGACGCCGCCACCGTCGACAAAATGATGGACGGTGAAACCTATATTGGCGGCAGCGAAGCCGTGGAAAAGGGCTTTGCTGACAGCCTGCTGTCTGCTGATGAAATCGCCGACGACGAGGAAAGCCCAGCCGCCGCGCTGCGCAAGCTTGATGCGTTACTGGCGAAAGCAAACACGCCACGGTCTGAACGCCGAAAACTGCTTAAAGCCTTATCGGGCAGCATGCCGGGCGCTGCTGCCACCCCTGACGGTACGCCGAGCGCTGCCACCATCGAAAAAGAAACTATTGACCGTCTGGAAGCCGCCATTAGCGGCCTGAAAGCGGCTGCCCAGTAAATACGGAGATGTTATGTCTGAAGTAAACGAGATCCTGAAAAAGGTTAGCGCCAGTATTGAAGAAGCGACCGGCAAATTCAACGCCAAAGCAGAAGAGGCGCTGAAAGAAGCCCAGAAAACCGGCAAATTGTCGGCGGAAACCAAAGAAACCGTCGACAAAATGGCGTCGGAATTCAACGCCCTGAAAGAGGCGGAAAAGACGCTCAAGGCGGCGCTCGGTGAGCTCGAACAGCAGGTCGCCCAGATGCCGCTGGCAAACGCCGCAAAAGTGGTGGAAACCGTCGGCCAGACCGTCATCAACAGCGAAGCACTGAAAGCATTTGCGGCAAGTGTTGAAGGTGGTAAGCGCGTCAGCGTGCCGGTGAACGCTGCGCTGATTTCAACTGACGTGGCAACAGGCGTGGTGGAGCCGCAGCGTCTGCCGGGCATCGACACCGCCCCGAAACAGCGCCTGTTCATTCGCGACCTGATTGCGCCCGGCCGCACCTCCGCACCGGCTATCTTCTGGGTGCAGCAGACCGGATTCACCAATGCGGCAAAAGTGGTCCCGGAAGGCACCACCAAGCCGTACAGCGATATCCAGTTCGCCACCCAGATCACGCCGGTCACCACCATCGCGCACATGTTCAAAGCGTCCAAGCAAATCCTGGACGACTTCGCGCAGCTGCAGTCCACGATTGACGCAGAAATGCGTTACGGTCTGAAGTACGTGGAAGAACAGGAGATCCTGTTCGGTGATGGTACCGGCGCGCATCTGAAAGGTATCGTGCCGCAGGCCTCCGCTTTCGACGCTGCTTTCACCGTTGAGCAGCAGAACGGTATTGATGATCTGCGTCTCGCGATGCTTCAGGCGCAGCTTGCTCGCTTCCCGGCTTCAGGCCACGTGCTGCACTTCATCGACTGGGCGAAGATTGAACTCACCAAAGACACGCTGGGACGCTACATCCTGGCGAACCCGGCGGCGCTGACCGGCCCGACACTCTGGGGTCTGCCGGTGGTCGCGACCGAGGCCGCAGCGTTCCAGGGCAAGTTCCTGACCGGGGCGTTCAACGCGGCGGCGCAGCTCTTCGACCGTGAAGACGCCAACGTGGTGATCTCCACTGAAAACGCCGATGACTTCGAGAAGAACATGATCTCGATTCGTTGTGAAGAGCGCCTGGCGCTGGCAGTGAAACGTCCGGAAGCGTTTATCTACGGTTCCTTCACCGCGCCTGCTGCTGGCGGCGGTGCGTAAACCTTAATGGCGGCCTGCGGGCCGCTTTTCTTTTTTCCGTTAAGGAGACAGACATGAAGCTGATCGCTATCAAGCCTATCTACTTTGAAGGCAACGTGCTGACCGAAGGCGCGGAGTTCGAGACGCTTGAGCAACACGGTCGTGATCTTGTTGCGCGCGGTTATGCTCAGGAGCCTGGCGAGAAAAAGCCGGATCCGGATAAAGAGCAAAAGCCGAAAGGGAATGGCAAGGCCAAATAAGGGGCGCACATGCTGACCAAAGAGCAGGTTAAGCGCCACTGCAATATCGAGCCGGATTTTACAGAGGACGACAACTGGATCGAAAACAGCATAAAGGCGGCTGCGCGGTATGTGGAAACGTGGACCCGCCGCCGGCTTTATGAAAAGGCGGATGATCCGCTTTATATGGCCGATCCAGACGCGCTGCTTTATGGCGAGGATGTCGAAATGGCTATGTTGATGCTGATTGCCCACTGGTACACCAACCGTGAAACGGTCAGCACCGGCAGCACGACATCTGCGCTGGCTTTCTCTACTGAAGCACTCCTTCAACCCTACCGGATTTATGGCCTATGAAAGCGGGACGTCTGCGGCACAGGGTAATCCTTCAGAAACCGGCAACCGGGCGATTACCGTCCGGACAGCCTGCAACCGGCTGGGTGGATGTTGCTTCGGTTCGGGCAGAAGTCGCGGATGTATCGGGCCGGGAGATGATGGACGGCGGCGCAGAGTTGAGCAGCACCACAACCCGGATCTGGATGCGTCGTTATCCAGGCATTCCCGTAACCACGGGATGGCGAGCCGTTCATCTTCCGCCTACCGGAGGCGGTGAGATATATGACATCAAGTCGGCTATCTCAGCAGAGAGCGGCACCAGGCTCGAATTGCTTTGCGAGAAGGGGGTGAAACAGTGATTTCAACGAGTCTTGATTTTTCCGGTCTGGCCGATATCGCGAAGGATCTGGAGACGCTCAGCCGGGCGGAAAATAACAAGGTCTTGCGTGATGCCACCCGCGCCGGTGCTGAGGTTCTGAAAGAGGAGGTGGAAAAGCGCGCCCCGGTACGAACCGGAAAGCTGAAAAAAAACGTCGTGGTGTTAACCCAGAAAGGGCGCCGCCGCGGTGAAATTTCCTCTGGTGTCCATATTCGCGGGCGCAATATGCGCACCAACAACAGCGATAACAGCATGAAAGCTTCTGACCCGCGTAACGCCTTTTACTGGCGTTTTGTGGAGCTTGGTACATCAGCTATGCCGGCGCACCCTTTTGTGCGTCCGGCCTTCGATACCCGTCAGGAAGAGGCTACGCAGGTGGCTATTCGGCGAATGAATCAGGCGATCGATGAGGTGCTGGCGAAATGACGGAGGCTGATATCTACGCGCGACTCGGTGCACTGGCAGGCGGCAATGTTTTCCCGTTTGTCGCCCCGCAGGGCACAGCAGCCCCGTGGGTGGTTTTCCTTCTGCCCTCGTCTGCCAGCGAAGATGTTTTATGCGGACCGGCAGAAACCGCCTGCACGGTTCAGGTGGATGCCTGGGCCAGTTCGATTGACGACGCCCGCACGCTGCGCGAGCAGGTTAAATCAGCTCTTACTGATCTGCATCCTGTTGGTCTGAACGAGATTAACGCATACGAGCCTGATACTGCGCTGTACCGCGCCACGCTGGAAGTTCAGATCTGGCAATAATCCACTCTGCCGCCTCCGGGCGGCTTTTTTTATATCCGGAGCTCTCTATGTCCTCAAAGTACGAAAAAACGCAGGGAACGAAAATTAACGTTTCCGCCGATCCGGCAACGGTGCCTAATCCCACCGGTGCGACCTGGCAGTCCATTAACTGTTCGACCAAAGAACTCAGCTATACCGGCGGGCAGAAATCGGATATCGACACCACCACCCTTTGCTCCACCGAGCAGGAGATGACGAATGGCCTGGCTGCGCCAGGTGAAATGACGGTTTCCGGGAACTGGTCTGCTGATGAAGAGGGGCAGAACACATTACGCACCGCTTACGACACTGATGCGTTGCACGCTTTTCAGGTGATCTTCCCATCCGGCAACGGTTATGCATTCCTGGCTGAAGTTCGTCAGAACAGCTGGAGCCTGGGCACTGCCGGGGTGGTGACCGCATCGTTTACGCTGCGCATCAAAGGTAAGCCCGTCCCGATCGTTCCGGCACCTTCTGCAGGTTAATAACAGCGGCGAAAGCCGCTATTCCTGATTACAAACTGAGAAAAAATGAAATGGGAAAACAGGTTTCACAGAGTTCACTTCGCTCGCTCGCGTTGGCACCTATGGCAGGCTTTCGCACAAAAACCGTCACCGTTCCGGAGTGGGAAAACGCCAGGGTAAAACTGCGTGAGCCATCAGCGCAGGCCTGGCTTGAATGGCAGCAGGTGCTTAACCCGAAGCAGGGAGAAGGCGAACCAGAAGAGCTGACGGCAGCAGAACGCGCATTGCGTAACAAGAGTGCTGATGTGGTGCTGTTTATCGATGTGCTCCTTGAAGAAGACGGTTCACAGGTCTTTACCGAAGAAGATAAAGCGCAGGTTGAACAGTTCTACGGCCCGGTGCATGCCCGCCTTCTTAAGCAGGCGCTCGATCTGACCACCTCGGCCGCCGAAGTGGAAAAGCCGTAAGCCAGCCCGGCACCTTCTTCCTGATGACGCTGGCGCTGCGTCTGGGCCGTACGCTTCACGAACTGAAGCAGACAATGACGGCGAGCGAGTTGCGTATGTGGATCGAATTTGACCGCCAGAACCCCATCAGCGACCGGCGCGGCGATATCCAGGCTGCGCAGGTTTCCGCCGCGGTACTCAACTCGCAGGGCGCAAAGTTAAGCATTGATGATGTGATCCTGCAGTGGAACGCCCCGGAACAGGAAGAGAGCAGCGCCGGGCTGGAAGGGTTTTTTGCGGCGCTGGCAGGGTAGGCGTACTAAAATTGCTCTATCTTCTGGGTATGTATAAACCCCGATCCCTGATAACCTTTATGTGGTAAATCATAAGGGGGAACAATGAGGCGGTTAATTTTTGTTTTTATTTGCGGAGTAGCCCTCATAGGCTGCAAGCCCACTGATAAAGACTTCATAAAAATTGGTGAGAACTTAGCTCGGAATACACTTAAAGATCCAGACAGCGCAAAATTTGACAGTTCATTTCATGCGGTCGGTGAAATGGACGGATACGTCTGTGGTCTCGTTAATGCTAAAAACTCCTTCGGTGCATACACTGGTAAAAAGCCTTATTATGTATATATAGATACCGAGGATGGAAAGTTGAAAGACCATGGTGCCGTTGTAATAGCTTCCGATGACGATTATTCTGCATTAGAAAAATTCAGGTTGTTCTGTAAATAAACTTTTTAAAAAGATAAACCCGCTACGGCGGGTTTTTTTATAGGTCAAATATGGCAACTCTGCGTGAATTAATAATCAAGATCTCTGCGAATTCTCAATCTTTTCAATCAGAGATTTCCCGCGCATCCCGCATGGGTTCAGATTATTACAAAACCATGGAGCAGGGTGGACGTCGCGCTGCATCTGCCACCCGTGAAACGCAGCGTTCTTTGGGTGAGCTCAATGCACAGCTTGCTTCGGTTCGGGCATCTGCAGCAGGTATGGCTGGCGCGTTTGCCGGGGCGTTTGCTACCGGACAGCTTATTCATTATGCCGATACCTGGAACCAGCTGAATGGCCGTCTGCGCCTCGCTTCCTCCTCGGCACAGGACTTTACCACGGCGCAACAGTCGCTGATGTCTATCAGTCAGCGGACCGGAACCTCATTTGAGGCAAACGCCAACCTCTACAGCAGAATCGCACAGTCCCTGCGTGACGCTGGCTATGCATCTGCGGACGTGGCAAACGTCACCGAAACCGTGGCGACCTCCCTCAAGTTGTCCGGCGCCAGCACGGAAGAAGCCAGTTCCGTCATTACGCAGCTCAGTCAGGCACTTGGTTCTGGCGTACTGCGTGGTGAGGAGTTTAACGCGATCATGGAAAGTGGCGGGCGTCTCGCCAAATTTCTGGCCGATAGTCTTAATACTACTGTCGGCGGTCTGCGTAATATGGCGAATAATGGTGAGCTGACCACAGATCGAATAGTGCCGCTGCTGACCAATGTGGCGCAGCTTCGTAAAGAATTCGACACCCTTCCGGCCAGTATCAGCGGATCTGCACAGAAAGTAGAGAATGCTTTTATGGCGTGGGTGGGTGGTGCCAATGACGCTACAGGTGCTTCCGCAGCTTTAGCAGGTGTCCTGAATGGCCTCGCTAACAATATTGATAACGTTGCCGCTGCCGGGGCGGTGCTGGCAGGAGTTGGCGTAGCGAAATATTTTGGAGGTATTGCTACTGGTGTAAGTGACTCTATCACTAAACTTGTTTCTATAAAAAAGGAAACAATCGCACTGGCGGATGCGCAGCTTTATTCAGCAACCCAATCTCAAAGAAAGGCGGTTGCGGCAGCGGAAGCTGCAAGGTCAGATTATGCATTGGCTGTGGCAGAAGCAAACGTAGCTAAAAATACCAACGCATCGGTAATTGCCTCACAAAATCTGATCAAAAAACGCAGTGAGATGATGGCAGCCAATGCCTCTCTTGTCCTGTCTAACAGGGCGGTTACAACCGCTCAGGAGAGCCTCAACAAAGCCACGTCACTTACAAGTTTTGCTAAGTCAGGTTTAAGCGGAGCATTATCAGTAATAGGTGGCTGGCCTGGTGCATTGATGGCTGTCGGTGCGGCATGGCTGTACGTTTACGAGAAGAACGAGCAGGCCCGTAAAGCTGCGCTGGACTATGGCGAAGCGATTAAGAATGCAAAGCCACTATCGGGGTTACTTGTAGCACAAAGTAATAATGCCGCTGAGATAGACAAAACTGCCGTGTCGATGAGAGCGCAGGCGGAAGAAATAGAAAAACTCAATAGTAATATTGCAGAGCTAACTCAGCAGCAATTCAATGCCCGCCAGGCAATGAAAAGCAACGAAGAAGGAAGCTGGTCTTATAACAGAGCGCAAGAGGCCTTAGTTCAAATAAATGATGAACTAAATCAAGCTGAAAAACAGCGAACGGAAATATCTCAACAACTGTCTGCTACTACTGATAGACATAATGCTTTGCTCGGGCAGGCCGCCGCCGCCCAAAATAAATATTATGATAGTCTCGTTAGGATGACCGGGCAGGGAGCGTTATTTCGTCAAACGCTTGAAGATATTAACGAAGCGATGGTTCGCAATGCATCCATCGCAGCAGTACCTCTACGGATACCTCAAGCACCTGTATCGGATAAAGATCAGGAAACGTTACTGCGTAAGCAGCAGCAGGCCGAACTGGCTGGTTTAACGGGCCTTGCGAGAGTGCGTCGTCAGGCAGAGATTGAGTTGCAAAATATGGGGCGCACTGGCCCTCAAAATGCAACGTATGCAGCAGACTATCTTAAAGCGGCTGAACTGGATTATCAAAACTCCCAGAACGTTGCTGCAGCTCAAAAAGCCCAAGCTGACGCAACACGAGATGCTGAAAAGGCTGCACGTGCAGCTGCACAAACAACAGAGCAGTACAGCCGTAAAATGGCAGACCTCAGTGTTGCTACCGAAGTGCAGAAGGTTCGAGCTAATCAGGGGGAAAAGGCTGCCGAATTGTTTGCTGCTTCCCATGAAGCAGGAGCTAAGTGGAGCGAGGAACAGCGAAAATCCATTGAGGCGGGTGCTGTGGCGCTGGCGCAGTGGACGCAGAAAGCCGATGAGGCTGTCCGCAAGCAGCATGAAATGGCCGATGCGCTGAAAGATCTGAAGGATGCGGGGCGCCGCTACCGGGATGAATCTGACTTAACCTCCGCCACGTCTGGGATGGGGAACCGTCAGCGTGAGCAGTACCTCGAGCGGCAGGAAGTTGAGCGCGTTTTTGATAAAACCGATAAGGGGGCTGAGGCTATTGCTGCGCGCCAGGCTGCACTGGATGCGCTTGATAAAAAATATCAGCAGGCGAAGGCCAGCGAACTGGACTGGCGCGCTGGCGTAAGCGCGGGGCTTGCTGACTGGATGGATAACGTCAGCAACATTGCCGGCACGGTATCGCAAGGTATCACTTCCACGATGGACAGTGCGCTTGATAACGTCTCCGCAATGCTGGTGGGTAACAAGGCCAGCTGGAAGGACTGGGGGTTATCCGTTCTGCAGACTATCTCAAAGGTTGCGCTGCAGATGGCCGTGGTTAACGCGATGGGTGGCGGTTCGTCTGGCAGTGGACTTCTTGGCTCCCTCCTCGGTGGAATTGTGGGCGGTGTCGCCGGAAGCGCATCCGGCGGCGCGAATGCAGGCACCGCCATCCAGAACTACGGCGCGTCTTTCCAGTTTAACGCGAAGGGTGGGGTTTATTCGTCAGCCGATCTGAGCAGCTACAGCGGCAGTGTCGTTGATACTCCCACCTTTTTTGCGTTTGCGAAAGGGGCGGGCGTGATGGGCGAGGCCGGGCCGGAAGCCATTATGCCGCTTACCCGCGACGCTTCAGGCAGGCTTGGTGTTAAAGCGCTGGGCAGTGGCACGCAGGGCGGCGCGGGTGTCAGCGTCAGCATCGGAACCATTAATTTCACAGGCGGCACAGGTGGTGCGCAGGGCAACACTAACGCCGCCGGCGCGGTGGCTAACCAGATCACCGGCGCCATCATCGATACCATCAATACGCAGCTGCGCAAGCCCGGCACTCCGTTGTGGAACGCCACGCAGGGCAAGCGCTGATGCTCCTTACTTACCCGCTGCGGCGGGTTTTTTTATGGGTGAAACATGGCAACCGAAACCTTTACCTGGTGCCCGCGCATTAATGCCGGCGGCGAGGTCACTCACCGCGTCCGCCGCGCGCAGTTCGGCGACGGGTATGCCCAGGCGTCGGGCGACGGCATCAACGCCCGCGGTCAGAAATGGGATCTGGAATTTGTAGGTGATGAAAGCTACATCACCGCGATTATGGATTTCCTCGACAGGCATGGCGGTAGCCGCTCATTCATCTGGCAGGCACCGCTGAAAGGCGCGGGGCTTTACCGCTGTGACGCCTACCGCCCGTCGGCCCCGGGCGGTGGCATTTTCTCTCTCACGGCAACCTTCACACAGGCATTCGCTCCGTAGGTACTTATGGCAATCAGCAATGACGTTCAGAAGCTCGAGCCCGGCGACAGCGTCCGCCTGGTGACCGTCGACGGCTCGGCGTTCGGCGCGGGCGTGCTGCGCTTTCACGCCTGCACCATTCCTCATACGCCGGAAGAAATCGCGGCGAGCGGCGGCGACACCTCAAAGCTTGCCGCTAAATCCATCTGGTTTGATGGCGAGGAGTACGGTGCCTGGCCATTTGAAATTACCGGGCTGGCGTCGTCGAGTGACGGCCAGAGCGCGGAGCCGGTGCTGCGCGTCGCTAATCTTGATGGCGTGGTGACCGCGCTCTGCCTGCGCTTTGATGACATGGTACAGGCGAAGGTTACTGTTCTGGATACGTTCGGCCAGTATCTCGATGCGCGCACATTTCCCGACGGCAACCCGTCTGCCGATCCGGGGCAGTATTTCCGCCAGGTGTTTTACATCGACAGCAAGGCGGCTGAAGACAATGAAGTGGTGGAGTTCCGCCTCTCCAGCCCGATGGACCTGCAGGGACTGCTGATCCCGACGCGGCAAATCACGGCGGTATGCACCTGGGCCTGCCGCAACAAATACCGCAGCGGTGACGGCTGTACCTACAACGGCCCGCGCATGTTTGATCTGAAAGGTAATCCGGTGGCCGACCCGGCACAGGATAAATGCTCGGGCCTGCTGACCGACTGTAAAAAACGCTTTGGCCCGGATGCCCGGCTCGATTTCGGCGGCTTCCCGGGTGCCAGCCTGATCCGGAGGTAACCATGCGGGATAAAACCGTTGCCAACATTCTGGCGCATGCTGCGGCGGAATACCCGCGCGAGTGCTGCGGCGTGGTGGCACAAAAAAGCCGCGTCGAGCGGTATTTCCCGTGCCGGAATATCACCGGCGCGCCGGAAGAACAGTTTGAGCTGTCGCCGGAGGATTACGCGACCGCGGAAGACTGGGGAACCGTTACTGCCATTGTGCATTCCCACCCGGGCGACGGCGCCACCACCCAGCCGAGCGAGCTCGACCAGCTGCAGTGCGACGCCCACGGCATCCCCTGGGTAATCGTCTCGTGGCCGGAAGGCGACCTGCGCACCATCGCGCCCCGCGGCGAACGGCCGCTGGAAGGGCGCGCCTTTGAACTGGGTTATGCCGACTGCTGGTCGCTGGTGATGGACTGGCACCGCCGTCAGGGCGTGACGCTTCGCAACTACAGCGTGGATTATCCGTGGTGGGAGCGGGGCGAAAATCTCTATATGGATAACTGGTATGCCGAGGGGTTTCGCGAGGTCACAGAGCCGCGCCCCGGCGACATGGTGCTGATGCAGGTGTCCGCCCCGGTGGTGAATCATGCCGGTATTCTGCTGGAAGGTAACCAGCTGCTGCATCATCTGTACGGCCAGCTCTCCTGCACTACGCCTTACGGCGGCTATCTGCGTGAGCGCACGATTAAAATAGTCAGACACAAGGATCTGCCATGAACGAACTGAAAACGGTGCGGCTGTACGGCGCGCTTGGCGCGCGGTTCGGTCGGGTGCACCGGCTGGTGATTGCCAGCCCTGCAGAAGCCTGCCGCGCGCTGTCGGTCATTCTTCCGGGTTTTGAGCAGTACATGCAGACGGCGCACCTGCGCGGCCTGCGCTTTGCCGTGTTTAAGGGGAAAAAGAACATCGGCCAGGACGAGCTGAAGCATAACAGCGGCGAAGAGGATATCCGCATCGCGCCGGTGATTGCCGGAAGCAAGCGTGGCGGTGTGCTGCAGACCATTCTTGGTGCCGTACTGGTGGTGGGAGCGCTTGCTCTTGGCCCCGTGGGTATCGGTGCCATCGAAGGCAGCACGGCGATGAGTATTGGCCTTATGGGCGGTTCGATGATGATTGGCGGCGTGGTGCAGATGCTGTCACCCCAGCCCGGCGGGCTGGCATCGCGTCAGGACCCCGATAACGCGCCGAGCTATGCGTTCGGCGGGCCTGTGAATACCACGGCAATGGGTAACCCCGTCGGGCTCCTTTATGGCGAGCGAGAAATCGGCGGCGCGATTGTCTCCGCCGGTATCTACACCAATGACCAGTAATTAGCCGGGAGCATGATAGACAGGTTGTCGACCAAGCCTCTCGATAGACAAATTTTAAGCATGATAACAGCGCCCGAGGGCGCTTTTTTTATGGGCGCGGTATGGAAAAAATAACCGGTAAAAAGGGTGGCGGTGGTAATTCACGCACGCCGCGGGAGTCTCCTGATTCATTACAGTCGATCGCGACGGCCAAAATACTGCTGGCGCTGGGCGAGGGGGAGTTCGCCGGCGGCCTGACGGATAAAGATATTTTCCTCGACGGTACCCCGATCCGCAGCGCCGACGGCACGCTTAATTTTCCCGATGTGAAATGGGAATTTCGCCCTGGCACCCAGACGCAGGATTACATCCCCGGCATACCGTCGGTGGAAAATGAAATCACCGTTAACACTCAGCTTAAAGCCACACAGCCGTGGACGCGCGCCATCAGCAACACGCAGCTCTCTGCGGTCCGGGTACGTCTCGGTGTGCCTTCACTGCAGCGAATGAAGGACAACGGGGATGTGGTGGGCTACCGCGTCGAATACAAAATTGAGTTGTCCACTGACGGTGGCGGATATACCACGGTGCTGAACAGTGCATTCGACGGTAAAACCACCTCGCTTTATGAGCGCAGCCATCGCATTGACCTTCCGCCTGCCCGGACCGGCTGGCAGCTTCGTGTGAGCCGGACGACGGCGGACAGCACCTCCAGCCGCATCGTGGATACGACGAACATCGAAGCGTATTCCGAAATCATCGATGCAAAGCTGCGCTACCCGAACACCGCGCTGCTCTTTGTGTCGTTCAACGCGAAGCAGTTCAGCAATATTCCGCAGATCAGCGTACGCGCCCGCGGGCGGCAAATCCGCGTGCCTACGACATACGATCCGGTGGCGCGCACCTATTCCGGCACCTGGGACGGCTCGTTTAAATGGGCCTGGAGCAATAATCCGGCATGGGTGTTTTACGACCTGGTGCTGAGTGACCGTTTCGGGATCGGAGACCGGCTGGATGCGACGCAGGTGGACAAGTGGGAACTCTACCGCATCGCGCAGTACTGCGATCAGCCCGTGCCGGACGGTACCGGCGGCAGCGGTACTGAGCCACGTTTTCTCTGCGATGTGTATATCCAGAGCCAGAACGAGGCGTTTACGGTGCTGCGCGACCTGGCGAGCATCTTTCGCGGCATGACCTACTGGGCCGGTAATCAGCTGGCCGCGCTGGCGGACATGCCGCGCGACATGACGTATGTCTACACCCGCGCCAACGTCATCGACGGCAAATTCTCCTACGCCAGCGGCAGCGAGAAGAACCGTTATTCAACGGCGATGGTGAGCTGGTCAAACCCGGAGAACCATTACACCGATGAAGTGGAAGCGGTGATGGAGCCTGACTTGGTGCGGCGCTACGGCGTGCGCCAGACGCAGATCTCCGCCATCGGCTGCACGCGGCGCACCGAGGCCAGCCGCCGCGGCCGCTGGGCACTGCTGACAAATGCTAAAGACCGGATGGTGAGTTTCGCCACCGGACTCGAAGGCATGATCCCGTTGCCGGGCCATATCATCGGCGTGGCGGATCAGTATCTGTCGGGGCGGGTGATGGGCGGGCGTATCAGCCAGGTGAACGGTCGTGCGCTGACGCTCGACCGGACGCCGGATGCAAAAGCAGGCGACAGGCTTATCGTCAACCTTCCGTCCGGTAAATCACAGGCCCGTACCCTTCAGGCGGTCAGTGGCCGCAACGTCACGGTATCTGCGGTATTCAGCGAAACGCCGGAGCGCGAGGCGGTCTGGTCGGTGGATGCGCAGGATGTCGCGATCCAGCAGTACCGCGTCACGTCCGTTGAAGACAATAACGACGGCACCTGGACCATCAGCGCCGTGCAGCACAACCCGGATAAATATGCCGCCATCGATTCCGGCGCGCGACTTGATGAGCGCCCGGTATCGGCCATTCCGCCTGGTGTGCAGGCACCGCCGGCCTCCGTGACGCTCAGCAGCTACAGCCGGGTGGTGCAGAACCTCAGCGTGGAAACCCTGCGCGTCTCCTGGCCTGCTGCGCCCGGCGCCGTGGCGTATGAATGTCAGTGGCGCAAGGATAACGGCGACTGGGTCAACGTGCCGCGCACAAGCTCGCTCGGCTTTGAGGTGCAGGGCATTTATGCCGGGCGGTACATGGCGCGCGTCAGCGCCGTGAACGCCAGTGATGTCGCCTCGGTCTGGCAGACCAGCGTGGAAGTGACGCTGACCGGCAAGGTGGGGCAGCCGCCGGTGCCGCTGAACTTCCGCACCACGCCGATTAACTGGGGCATCCAGCTTGACTGGAACTTCCCTGACGGTGCTGACGATACGCTGATGACCGAAATTCAGTATGCCGCCGCGAGCGACGGTAGCGACGCGCTGCTGCTTTCGGATGTGCCGTATCCGGCGCACAGTTACACGCAGCTCGGTCTGCGCGCCGGGCAGATCTTCTGGTACCGCGCGCGGCTGGTGGACCGTATCGGTAACCAGTCAGCCTGGACGGGCTGGGTGCGGGGCATGGCGAACGACAACGCGGAGGATTACCTGGGTGATATTACCAGGGATTTTCTCACCAGTGCCGACGGCCAGGCGCTGCAGCAGCAAATCGACACTAACATCGAGGCGGTGATGCAGAACGCGCTGGCGAACAACGCCACGGCTGATCATCAGTGGAAGCAATATGGTGAAGTGCGCGCCGATATTCTGGTGGTGAAAACCACTATCGCCGACGTTGATAAGGCTCTGGCGGAAATGAGCACCCAGGTCCAGGCGCAGATAGGCAGTGTCACGGCCGCGCTGGAAGACAAACTGACCGCCGTGGTGGATGCCAGTGGGGCTACGGCCATTCATACGCTGAAGGCGGGTGTGCGGATTAACGGCGACTATTACAGCGCAGGTATGAGCATCGCGGTGCTGGCGCAGGCCGGGCAGCCAGTTGTAACGCGTGTTGCGTTTAATGCCGATCAGTTTGTGCTGACCACCGGCAGCGGTGCCAGCCAGTTCTCGCCATTTGCTGTGGTGGGCGGGCAGGTGTTTATGAACTCTGCCTTTATTCAGGATGGCACCATAACCAGTGCCAAAATTGGCGCATTCATACAGTCCACTAACTATGTGGCAGGTCGCACTGGCTGGCGCCTGGACAAAAACGGAAACTTCGAGCTTAACGGCAGCGGTGGAAATGGTCGCATGTTAATTACCAATAACATTGTGCAAATCTGGGACGCCAATAATGTCCTGCGTGTGAGAATGGGGCTCTTCTGATGTCCGGACTACAGTGCTGGGATGCCAGCGGAAGATTGGTTGTTGACCTGGGCGATTACATGGTGAGGCACAGGGGGAGAATTACAGTAAAAGCGCCCGGAGGCGTTAATCAATTCGATGTTGCTATGCCCGGCGCGACGGCGTCGGGTTCATTTGCCGCAATAACGACAACTTTGATGCAAACCAGGATATGGGGAACATCTTGTTATGATGGTGGCGTGACTGTCTTTTTTGTGCCTGGTACATCATTCGCTGATACTTTAACTATTGATTTATATAATTTTATATGAGCGGCTTCGAAGTAAGAAATGATGACGGAATTGTTACTGTAAATAGCGATTATACATCCCCGCTATTTTCTTCCTATGTAGCTTCTCCACGAATGGATACAGTCGGCGGTATTGATGGTGACGTGCCAGGATTTGGTAGATTAAGGGAGCTTGCTCCATTTCTTGACGAACCTAATGCCATCCATCAACCCGGGCAGCTTAACTGGTTCCGAATGCCGGTTGGCGGCTGGGGTTTACCCGGCGCAAGTTGGTTCGTTCCGGGCAAAGTTAACCTGGCTAAAACCAGAACAGATGTTGCCGTTCAGAGCGGGTTTATGGATGTTTTCGATTCGTCTGGCAAGCTGATCTGGTCTGCAAAGTCGGCGGCAACCATGCCCAGGATTTTAGGATTTCTGACAATTCCACCAAATTACGATCTGCAAAATAACACACTGACGATTGCAGTTTCTGGCACACCATTCATGCCTCTTGAGAGTTTTATGGGGGCAATAAGTGAGGATCAGGAGGGGGTTGGCGCAAAGAACGGGATAGTCATAAAGCAGCAATCCGGTTCTGTAATCTTGAGGTATATCAATCAGAACGGGAAGAACTACACCCAAACGCCAATATATTCCAGAGGATATAAAATACCCTATGGAGTGATCCCAAACCTTTAACCCGCTTCGGCGGGTTTTTTTATTTCAGGAGACAGTCATGTCTGCAGGAACTCTTACGCTAACCAATAAATCAGCTGCGGTTACTGGTAATGGAACATCATTCACAACGGAATTAAAAGCTGGCGACCTCATTGTTGTTAAAGTTGGTGGAACTCCTTATACACTGCCCGTTAAAGCAATCACAAATAACACTCAACTGATTCTTGTTAGTGATTACACAGGGCCAACCCAGAGCGGTGCCGCCTGGTTTGCCGTTCCGCAGGAAGCACAAAGCTTAATTACCGCAGCGCTTGCCTCACAGACTGCAGAAGCATTACGTGGTCTTAACCTCGACAAGACAAACTGGCAACAGGTTTTCAGCGCCAGCGACGATATCACGGTCACTCTCAAAGATGGCTCGACATTCAGCGGACCAAGCTGGCTCAAGATTATCAATTTTATTAAGAGCATCTTTTCCGATAATGGCGAGGTTACAGCCACAACGTTTAAACCTACTGATATTGCAGCAACGTGGGAAAACATGCAGGTTGCTCGCGCTCCGGCTTCTGCTATAACCGGATCTATTAACTGGGAGTATTATTTCCAAAGACCCGGTTTTTTTAAGCAACCTTATAACGGAGAGGCGACACAATCGTATGGATACCCACGCGATCAGCAGGCCGGATCTTTAATGACCCTGCCAAATGCTGCCAACGGCGCTAATGGTTGTGCTCAGTTATATTTCAACTTTAAAGGTACGGGTGGCGCTTATTTCAGGAAATATCTTGCAGCTGAACAAAGATTCGATCGTGGCGGTATTAACGGGTGGAATGAGTTCCTGACCAATAACGGCGACACGGCTAACGCTGCCGGGCAAGCTAACGCGACGGTTAATGATTGGGGCGATATGCGCACCAATACCGTTGGTTTCGGTTATGCAAACGCAACCGGCAACCCAGGCTCTACGGGAACCTGCCTTACATTTTCTGCGGCTAACTTCCATTCGTATGCTTTACAGTTCACTGGTAATTACGCTTCTGCATCTCGTTACTTTGCGCGCTCGCAGAACGGCGATGGCGGCGGTGTATGGCAGCCGTGGCGCGAGTTCACGATGGCCGCTGTTTCAGACGAGCGCCTGAAAGATGTTAAAGGGAGTTTTAATGTCGAAGCTGGCCTGGACAATATCAATCGCATGGAGTTTAAGCTGTTCCGCTATAAGTGGGATAAACCTGAACGGTCGGCGCGCCGTGGCGTTATCGCCCAGCAGATTATGCAGATTGACAAGGAATACGTGAAGGATGTTGGCGAAAACATGGTGCTTGACCAGACGCCGATGTTACTTGACGCTCTGGCTGCAATAAAAGCGCTGCGCCAGCGTGATGAGGACAACAAGGCGCGTATTGCTGCGCTTGAAATGGAACAGGCCCGGCTGCAGGCTTCAGTTTCCAGCCTCATTGCTGCGGGAAGCGCCACCAAAGAAGGTGCTGAAAGCGAATCGGTCAGTGGAAAATGATAAGGCACAGTGCCCCGTATGGGCTGCTCTGCTTATAAAAAACATTACCTGCCGTTACGATTAATAGGCCGCTCCGTCTTGATCTCCCTCCTCGATAAAACTACTGCATATCCAAACAGTATAATTTATTGGGAGGGGATATGCCGCGCAGAGAAGATATTGAGTTCGCGTTTCGTAACGCTATGGAGATAGATAAGAGTGGGCGCCGGGTTGTGACGACCAGTCGATTCGTTGAAGAACTTCACATGGCCACTGCCCGATGA